GTAGGATTTAAAAGATGGAAAATTGTTATACTAGATGAAGCTGACTATTTAACTCCTAATGCACAAGCTGCGTTAAGAAACTTAATGGAAACATATAGCAAGACTACTAGATTTATATTAACATGTAACTATGTTGAAAAAATTATAGATCCAATACAATCAAGATGTCAAACATTTGGCATAACACCTCCTTCAAAAAAAGATGTAGCTCAACGATTAGTAACGGTATTAGAAGAAAAACAAGTTGAATATGACATTAAAGATGTTGCAGCTATTATTAATTCTTCATATCCTGATATACGTAGAGCAATTAATGCAGCACAAAGCCATGTAGTTAAAGGTAAGTTAACATTAGACAAAAATAGTGTTGTACAAGCTAATTATATGACTAAATTACTAGAGTTATTAAAGAATGTAACAGATAAAAAAGAAACATTTAAAAGTATCCGACAAATTATAGCAGATAGCAAAGTTAAAGATTTTACACCGCTATATACTTATTTGTATGAAAATTTAGATGAGTTTGCAACTGGATCTATTGCTTCTTGTATATTAATTATAGCAGAATCTCAATATACTGATTCTCATGTAGTTGATAAAGAAATAAATATAATGGCAATGTTTGTTAAATTAATGAATGAATTATAAAGGAATAATATGATGAATACAACCCAACCAAATATCAATCCTACAGATTTAAAACCAATGGTTTGCACAGAATGTGGAGGAATGTATTTTAGACAAGTAATGAGTATTAACAAAGTATCTAGATTTGTTACCGGTGCAGACAAAGACACTGTTGTTCCAATACCAGTATTTAGATGTGATGATTGCGGACACGTTCCAGATGAATTTAGACCAGTAACACCTAGTAAATAATGGGAGCTTCATATCCAAAAAAACCAGTAGTGTTAGTTTTTAAAACATCTAATAGATCAAATGCTCGAACTAAAATGAAAGTTTACAAAAATAAGAATGTTGATTATGTAAATGAAAAGAAACTTCCAGGAGTTCCAGAAAATTCAGTTTTTCTAGAATTAGCTATTGGAGAACATTATGTAGAAAAGTATAAACAAAAATATAAATTATGACAAAGAAACCTGCAACTATTTTCGACTTTATTGATGGAATGACTCATAAGAAAAAAGCTTGGTCTGAGTATACAGACATTGACCATAAAAAGTTTTCTCCTTATTTAGTTAATAGATGGTTATCAATGAGAATGGAACTAATTGAAATAATCAATCAGTTACAGAAATACACAATAGGGTTACTATCCCATAAGGATACTTATCGTCTCTATCACGGCCTTCTACCTGCCCAGAGAACCTTTGCTAAGTACATAAAAGGAAAAAAGGAAGATAAGTATGACAAACAGTTAGTTTCACAAATTGCAGACCACTATCTGATAAGTAAATCAGAGGCCATTGAATATGTCGAGTTAATGCCAAAAGATAGTTGCAGCTCTTTGTTATCATTATATGGATATACAGAAAAAGAAATAAAAACAATGTTAAAAGGTAAGAAATGAAATTTGAATCAGATAACACAGAATCAGTAAATACTCAATATCATTATGTTGGTAAATCTAGTTTATATAAGTTTTGCGAAGAATGGGATTTGAATTCATATGAATTTGATATTGTTAAACGGGTTGTTAGATGCAGAAAAAAAGGACAATTCGAAGAAGATCTAAAAAAGACAAAAGATTTAATAGATATATATCTCACAGAACATTTGGATCAATCCGAATAATTTCTTATAATATAATAAAAATATTATGGCAAATAACGTATATACGGTTGTGAGTATAGAAGCATCCAAAGAAGTTCTAAAAAATTTCGCAGACAAAATATTTACTCCAGAAGTAGAAGAGGCAGATTGGCAGAAAAAAAGTGATTTATTGGCTGACAATTTATATGGATTATTATACAAAGATTATCCAAAAGACAACTTAACTAGAGATTGGATGACTGAAAATGTAGGAGCAAAGTGGTGTTTTGTACATGATTGGCAAGTAGATGATGATATAATTGATTTGACATTTGATTCTGCATGGTATCCACCAGAAGAATTATTTCATGAACTAGCAGATTGGTTTATAAAGCGAGGCGAATTTGAAATGGAGGCTAGAAGTGAAGATGAAGCATATTTACATGTTTCGGGAGGCTACGCTAATCAAAACGGTTCTGAATTTATAATGGAAGATGATGATTTACCAGAATATCCAGATGAAGATGATTTTGCAGATAACGAAGATCAGTATGCATATGATGAAGCTGTTGAAAAGTTTTATGATAAAATTTCTGAAATAAAAGATGATCTTATCTTAGAATGTAAACAAGATCTTATTTTATATCCATAATATGAAAAGCGGGTATATAAATCCAGTATATAAACTATCATTAAATGATGTATCTAAGGTTCCTGCTAAGATATCTTATTCGCAATGGTCTATGTTTGAAAAGTGTCCTAGACAATGGAAACTTTCTTATATTGACAAATTAGCTCCATTTACTCATAGTATAGCAACTTGTTTTGGTACAGCATTTCATGAAACATTACAAGAATATTTAACTGTAATGTATACTGATTCTGTTAAAGCAGCTAATAATATTGACCTTCGTGATATGTTATTAACATGTTTAAAGATGGAATATCAAAAAGGTGTTAAAGCAAATAATGGAGAACATTTTTCTACTCCAACTGAATTAGCAGAACATTTAGAAGACGGCGTACAAATATTGGAATGGTTCACTAAAAGAAGAGCTCAATATTTTTCTACTAAGAATCAAGAGCTAGTTGGAATAGAAGTAGAGTTAGGAGTCCCTGCTTCTCCTACCAATAAAAATGTATATTGGTATGGATTTATAGATATAGTAGTTAGAGATACTGTACAAAATAAAATAAAGATATTAGATATTAAAACTAGTAGAATGGGCTGGAATAAATATCAAAAAGCAGACAAACTAAAAGCTGCTCAACTAGTTGCATATAAAAAATATTTTTCAGATCAATTTGGTATTCCAATTGATAATATTGATATTGAATTTTTTATAGTTAAACGAAAACTATTAGAAGAATCAATGTTTCCACAAAAAAGGATACAATTATTAAATCCAGCTTCAGGATCAGTTACTAGAAAAAAGATACAACGAAGTATTGATACGTTTATAGAATATTGTTTTGATAAAGATGGTAATAAACAGAAAGATAAAAATTATCTAGCTATTGCTGGTAAAGGAGCAAAACATTGTAAGTGGTGTCCATTTAAAATGGATTATGAAAATTGTCCTAAAGAAAATAGGATTCGTGAATAAATTTTAATATAATATAAATAAAAAGGAACATATATGAATGGATTATTATTAGAAGCATTATATACAAAATATCGTGCCGACAAAGCTGATGCAGTTGCTCGATTAGACATTTATCTAAACAATTCAGTTGGAATTGGAGAACATCCTCAACACACAGAAGAAATGGATAATATAGTAGCACAATTTGCAGATGCTCAAGATAAATTAGAAGCATTAAAAATGATGATATCTCATGTAGGAAATAGTAAGCCTGATCCAGAAAAACAAGTTATTAAAGGATAATGAGAATTGGTGTTATTGGAAATAAAGAATGGCAAAACAAACGAAAAATACAACAAGTTTTAACAGATTTAAAACAACGATTTTCAAGTGATTTAATAGTAGTAGGTGGAGGAGGAAGCGAAGGAGCTAATTTTATGATTAGAAAATTTGCATTAGAATTCGGAATTCAATATGAAGAATATAATGCATCATATACTGGCCATAATTTATATTCAGCACTTCCAGAATCTTATTATGGTAAAAATTATCATTTTTCACAATTATTACACAGAATGAGATTGTTAGCAGAAAATTGCGATTATTTAGTTATCATGAATAATCAAAAGGATTTAAATCCTCAACTAAAAACTGCATATAATAAAATAAACAAATTAAATAAACCAGTAACTATTATAGGTTGATATTTATAATAAATAAAAAAGTTATACAAGGAAATAAATGGAGTTACCTAAACTAAATCTACCAAACATACCGGTAGCTAAATCTAAAAAGAAAAAAATTCTATTAATGGGAGATGATTTACGTCTTCCATCAGGCATTGGAACAATCTCAAAAGAAATTGTATTAAATACAGTACATAAATATGACTGGATACAAATTGGAGGAGCACAAAATCATCCAGATAAAGGAAAGATGTTTGACCTTTCTGAAGATATAAAAAAACAAACAGGAGTTCAAGATGCAAATGTAAAATTAATTGCAACTGATGGATATGGAAATAGAAATTTATTATTTCAAGTATTAAATCAAGAAAAACCAGATGCTATCTTTCATTTTACAGATCCAAGATATTGGATATGGTTATATCAATTGGAACATGAAATAAAAACTACATTTGAAATTCCTATTATATATTATTCAATTTGGGATGATTTGCCATATCCAATGTGGAATGCTCCTTTTTACGGAAGTTGTGATTTAATAATGGGTATATCTAAACAATCTGATAATATTCATCGTGAAGTTTTAGATCAAAATAATTTCAATGTACATGATTGGGATAAAGGAAAAAATAAAGTTAAAGAGTTTGAATGGAATGATATAATTACTGGATATGTACCTCATGGATTAAATCATAATTTATATAAACCACTACCAGATTCAGATGATTTATATCAAAAAGCAGTAACAAACATAAAAGAAAAAAATAATGTAGATTTTATTGTTTTTTGGAATAATAGAAATATAAGAAGAAAACAACCAGGCGATTTAATATTAGCATTTAAACATTTTAGATCTAAATTACCTAAGAATCAACAAGATCATGTAGCATTATTGTTACATACTCAACCTAGTGATAATAATGGAACAGATTTAAGAGCTGTTTGGAAAACATTAGCACCAGAATGTAAAGTTTTATTTTCAACAGGTCATATAACTTCTGAAGAATTAAATGGAATGTATAATATTTCAGATGTAGTAGTTAATATCGCATCAAATGAAGGATGGGGACTAAGTAGTACAGAAGCATTATTATCTGGAACTCCAATTGTTAACAATGTTACAGGCGGATTACAAGATCAAATGAGATTTGAAAATGATAAAGGAGAATGGATAACATTTGACAAAAAGTTTTCAACTAACAATCAAAAAACATTTACAAAACATGGTAAATGGGCTAAACCAATATTTCCATCAAATAGATCATTGCAAGGTTCTCCATTAACTCCTTATATATTTGATGATAGAGTTAATTTTGAAGATGTTGGAGATGCTATATTCGAATGGTGGTCAATGGATTCTGCAGAAAGAAAAAAATGTGGAGAAGCAGGAAGAGAATTTTGTTTGACTCATGGATTAACTGCAGAACAAATGGGAAATAAAATGATAGAAATGATTGAGTTTATGTTTGATACTCCAAAAGAAGTACGACCTAAATATAGATTAACAAAAGTAACAAAAAAACAATATAAAGAAATGGGAATAGTATGAAAAGATCATGTGTCATATCAAGTCCAGTAGCTACACAATCTGGTTACGGACATCATGCAAGAGAAATAATTGATAACTTTATAGAACAAAAAGATTCTGAATGGGACATTAAATTACTTTCAATGCCATGGGGAAGTACACCATTTACATATCCTGTTTCTGATGATATTAAAAATAGAATCGTTCCATTGCCTTTAAGAGAGCAACCAGATATTTGGGTACAAATAACAATCCCAAATGAATTTCAGCCAGTAGGAAAATATAATATTGGAGTAACTGCAGTAACTGAAGGTGATATATGTAAAAAAGAATGGGTAGAATCAGTAAATAAAATGAATTTAATTATTGTTCCATCACAATTCACAAAACAAGTATTATTTATTTCGGCACAAAAATATAATATTCCAATAACTACTAATATACAAGTTATTTCTGAATATTTCAATGAATCTATTTACAATAAAAAAAATACATCAGCTGTAGTCGATGAATTAAATGATATTCATGAATCATTTTGTTTCTTATTTGTTGGACATTGGCTTCAAGGACATTTAGGTCAAGATAGAAAAAATGTGTCTGGATTAATAAAAACATTTTTTGATACATTTAAAAATGCACAAAAAATGCCGGCTCTAATTTTGAAAACTAGCGGTGCAACATATTCTGTAACAGATCAATGGGAAATAGAAAAGAAAATAAATGAAATACAAGAAATGTATGGAAATTCTGTGAAACTTCCTAATGTATATTTATTACATGGTGATTTATCTGACAATGAAATGAATGCTTTATATAATCATTCAAAAGTTAAAGCCATGGTATCATTTACTAAAGGAGAAGGATTTGGAAGGCCTCTTTTAGAATTTGGAACTTCCGGAAAACCTATAATTGCTCCAGTATATTCTGGACAAGCAGACTTTTTAGAGCATGTAGTAGGATTACAAGGAGGATTAACAGAAGTACACCCATCTGCTAGAAATGAATGGATTATAGCCGAATCTAAATGGTTTACTCCTGATTATGAATTTGCAAAAAAAGCATTGAAACAAGTTTATAAACATTATAACAAGTATTTACCATTTTCTAAAGAACAAAAAAAGTTTGTTGAAACAAATTTTACTAGAAAAGCTGTATCAAAACAATATACAGAAGTATTAAAAATAATACAAGAGTCTATAGATAAAATTGCAATGCCACAACAATTGGAACTTCCTAAATTAAAATTACCTAAATTAAACAAAGTATAACATGTTTGAATATAATAAAGATCAAAAATATACAGAAAAATGGTTTGATAGGATGATCCCCATATGGAATAAAATTTTCACACAATATATAGCTCCTATAGAAATAAAAAATGTTTTAGAAATAGGATGTTTTGAAGGAAGAGCCACTAGTTTTATTTGTGAAGAATATTTGCAAAAAGATACTAATTATGATGTCGTAGATACTTTTGAAGGATCTTTAAATGAATCAGGAATGAATAGAACTGCTGAAAGATTATTAGAAAATAATTTTATTTATGATAACTTTGCTCATAATATATCTTTTTATCCTGACATTAATTTTAAAATCAACAAAGGAGTTTCTCAATATATACTCCCGGAATTAGAGAAAAAAGGTAACAAATATGATTTTATTTATATAGATGCATCTCATAGATCAGACGATACTTTTATAGATGCATATTATGCACATAAAATGCTTAATTCTAAAGGTTTGTTAATATTTGATGATTTTGAATGGCAAGATCCAAAACAAACAAATTTGGTAGATTCTCCTAAATTTGGAATACGATCATTTTATACTATGTATGAAGATTTATATGATATAATTTTTAAAGGTTATCAATTGGGATTAATAAAAAAATGAAAATAGGATATTTTATAACAGCATGTAATGAATATGAAGAGTTAAAAAAACTTTTAATATTATTGCGAACTAACATAGACAAAAATGATTGTATTGGTGTTTTACTTGATGAAGAAAAGGTAACACCAGAAGTTGATTCATTGTGTAATCAGTTTCTAGTTCCAGATAATGAATCATTTCGTGTAATATATAGTAACTTAGATAAAGACTTTGCATCATTTAAAAATTTAGGATATCATTTATTTGACGATTGTGACTGGATTTTCAATATAGATGCTGATGAATTACCATCTTCAATATTAATACAAAATATCAAACAAATTATAGATTTAAATCCAGAAACCGAATTAATATATGTTCCAAGAATAAATACTGTAGAGGGATTGACTCAAGAACATGTTAATAAATGGAAATGGCAAGTAAATGAAGAAGGATGGGTAAACTGGCCAGACTATCAAGGAAGAATATATAAAAGATCTCCAATGATAGAATGGAAAGGAAAAGTTCATGAGCGAATTGAAGGAATAAAAAAATATTCACACCTTCCGGCAAAAGAAGAATTTGCATTTCATCATCCTAAAACAATACAAAGACAAGAACGTCAAAATAAACTTTACGAAACAATTGGAAATTAATTAAAAATTACATATAATATATATAAGTAGGAAATAAAATGAAAATAGGGTATATAGGAAAATTTGAAAGAATTTATGACGAAGAAGGTATTGCTCGTTCTTTAGAAAAATTGGGTATTAATATAATAAGAATTAATCCAATTGAATTATTTAGTAATTTTGATTATACTCTTAATTATATCCTTTCATCTAATTTAGATTATTTAATGTCGCCAAAATGGTCTGTACCTAATCTTGATAAAATTTTCAAAGAATGTCGACAAAAAGGAATAAAAACTATAACATGGCATTCTGATGCTTTTTATGAATTAGAAGGCAGACATAATATTGTAGTAAATAAAGAAGAGATGTATAAAGCTGATTATGTTCTTACTCCTGAAGGTTATGCTCATAATTTTTGTATAGATAATAAAATTAATCATTTTACTGTAAGACAAGGCATATATAATGAATGTTGTTATAAAGGAATACCTATTTATCAACCATATGATGTAGTATTTATAGGAGGCACAACAGACTTGTATCATACTTATAGAAAGGATCTTGTAGAATTTTTACATCAAACTTATCAAGATAAATTTTTACATATAGGTAAAACTGAACATGAAATACGTATGGATGACTTAAATAATTTGATAGCTTCTAGTAAGATAATTATTGGAGAAAGTGTTCCTAAACCATATTATTGGTCTAACAGGCTGTATGAAACTATTGGCAGAGGAGGATTTTGTTTGCATGCCTATCACGAAGGTATTGATAAAGAATATGAAATAGGTACCCATTTTGATGTTTACTATCGAGAGGAAGGATTTAATAAGATTAAAGATAAAATCGATTATTGGATAGAAAATGATGAAGAAAGAGAAACAGTAGCTAATAAAGGCATGATTCATACTCAAAAATATCACACATTGGCTAACAGAGCTTCACAATTAATAGAAATTATAACAAATAACAAGAAAAGTAAATTATGAGGAATATAAATAATAAAAATATATGCGTAATTGGCGGAGCTGGATTTTTAGGTTCCCATTTAGTAGATCATTTAATAGAAGACAGGAATTGTACAGTAACTGTTTTAGATAATCTTATAACCGGCCGCAAAGAACATTTACACTCTAAGAGTAAATTTATTTGGTTTGATATTAGAGATAATGAAATAGAATTAGCTAAAATTTTTACAGACAATAACATAGAGTATGTTTTTAATTATGCAGCCGAGCCTTATATTCCTGAATGCTTTGAAAGACCGATGCATTTTTTCGATATAAACGCTACGTCAGTACTAAAAGTATTAAATGCATGCCAAATTGCAGATATAAAAGGTTTGCTTCAAGTTAGTTCAGCTGAAATATATGGAGATATGGTAGGTAAAATTAAAGAATCTGATCCTATTACACCACATTCTACTTATGGAGTATCAAAAGCTGCAGCTGATGGATTAGTCCAAGTTAGATGGAGGGAAGCTAAAGTTCCTGCAATTGCTATGAGACAATTTAATTGTGTAGGAGAAAGAGAAACACATGAATATGTAATTCCAGAAATTATTTCACAATTACATATTTCGAATAAAGTGAATTTAGGAAACAATTCATTTAGAGATTTTCAGTATGCCGGCGATGCAGTTCGAATGGCGGTTGAACTACTCGAAAAAGGAAATTTTGGCGAAGTATATAATATGGGATCAGAAGGCGGGTCAAAAATTTATGATTTAGCTCATTTAATTGGGAAATTAATGGGGCATGAAACAATTGAAATAATTACAGATGAAAGTAGAATTCGTCCATGGGAAATATGGCATTTACAATCTGATAATACAAAGCTTTATTCTGTAATAGGAGAAAAAACTCCAACTTCCCTTGAACAATCTTTAATAAATACAATAAAATATTTTCATAATAATAATAACAAATGGGCTTTTTAAAATTTAAAAAAAAAAAGGAAAATATGAAAAAACCAGTAATGAATCCAGAATTCTGGAAACAACGACTTAGCACATCTAACGAACTAAGAATGTCTGTTTATAATTGTCATGAATCACAATGGCAAACAATTAATCAACATCACTATAATATATTAACAAAATATATTGATGTTAAAAATGATAAAGTACTAGATGCCGGCTGTGCTTTTGGAAGATGGTCTCCATTATTTTCTAATTATACTGGAATAGATATTTCGCCAGATTTTATTTCGTTAGCCAAAAAAAATTATCCACTTCATGCAGAAAATTTTATATGCGGAGATCTTAAAAAAATGCCATGGGATAATAACAGCTTCGATTGGTGTTTTACTATTTCTACTAGAGCAATGATAGTTAGAGAAATTAATCAAGAAGCATGGGATCAGATAGAATCAGAACTAAAACGAGTAGCTAAAAAAGTTTTAATTTTAGAATATTTTGGAGATTCAAGTTTACCCGAAGACTTAAGAGAACGATGGGAAGAAATTTTAATCAAATGAAAATAGGAACTATAAATTGGGCAACATATTCAGGATTAGGGATTCTGACTAAAGAGTTTTGGGATAATGGTATAATAAATGATATTTTAATTCCTATTCATCCTAACTATCCTGATCATTCATCAATATTTTATCCCGGGAAGACTACTATTTCTCCTCCTAATTCAAATTATGATGTTAATATTTTAGAAAATTATATTAAGGAATTGGATGTTTTATTCTTATTTGAAACTTATTTTTATCCTGAAACCATTCCTATAGCAAAAAAATATAAAATACCTATAGTAGTTATGCCTATGTACGAGTGGAGTCCATTTCCTATGGATGTTGATATGTTTATAGTTCCTAGTCAAATAGACTATGATTACTATAAGAAAATGTATCCTGATCATAGAATTATATTTTTGCCAGTTCCATCTAATTCTAATATTACATGGAAACTCAAAGAAAAAGCTTTAACATTTATGCATAATGGTGGAAACGGAAGTTTTCATGATAGAAATGGTACTTTAGCTTTAATACAAGCTTTACCACATATTAAATCGCCAATTAAATTAAAATTAAAAGCCCAAAAATTAAATTTACCTCAAATTAATGATCCGCGCGTTGAAGTTATAAATAAACATATTCCTTTTGATGAACTTTGGGAAGATGTAGATGTTTTTCTTTTTGTAGAAAGATTTAATGGGTTATCTCTTCCTTTACAAGAAGCACACGCCGCCGGATGTCTAATTATTTCAGGAGATAGATATCCTATAAATACTTGGCTTCCTAATAAACCTTTAGTAAAACCTTGTGGGGTAGAAACATATAATTTTCAACCAGGTATTAATTTTTTTGCTGAAAAATATGATCCTAAAGACATAGCTGAAAAAATTGATGAGTTTTATAATACAAATATAACAGAATATTCTTTAGCTGGTAAAGCTTGGTCTGAGAGTAACAGTTGGAAGTATTTAAAGCCCCGTTATTTAGACTTACTAACTTCAATTTGTAAAAAATGAGTAAACTTATAATATCCGGAATTCCTAGATCAGGAACTACTTATTTATTTAGATCTGTTAATAATTTACCACAATCGCCTTGGAGTCCTCATTTTGATAAAATAGTAGACCATGCTCATTATTTAAATGATACTATAAAAGTACATACTCCTTACAATAATTTTTCTTTAAATGAAGATATTAAAGTAATTTTTCTACACAGAAATTTAGTTGATTGTATTTTATCTAATGTAAAAACGTTCAATCATGATATCAATCATTTTAGAAATATAGGGAGTGATTATAATGGAGTTTTAGAAGATAAAATTTTTGATCAAGATATACTTAATTTAGAACAATTATTTGATGTGTGGGTTACTAATGCTGTATTTCCTACGTTAGTAATTAAATATGAACATTTAGCTGAATGCCAAACTCAAATAGAAGATTTTATAGAAAGACCTTTTTCACTTTTGCCTTTTAATTTAGCACCTGCCAAAGAGTTAGATCCTAATATAGCTTTAAAAATAAACAATACATATCAGAATCTTTTATCTAAATTATCCGCTTTGCCTCCTATATACTATACATGAATTATGCCAATCATAAATTTTAAACAACTACTTTATATTAAAGGAATATATGCAACCATTTGAACGTTTAGAAAATAAATACGCCCAACATGTAGAAACAAAAGGAGCAATTTCATGTAATACAGGAACAGCTGCTCTACATTTAGCATTAGAAGCCCTCAAATTACCTAAAGATAGTGAAGTAATAGTTCCTGAATTTACCATGGTGGCATCTGCATGGGCTGTACATTATGCTGGTTTGAAACCTATTTTTATCGATTGTGATGATAATTTATTAATTGATTTAAATTTGGTAAAAAAATCAATAACTCCAAAAACTAAAGTATTAATGATTACTCATGTATATGGCCGAGTAGTAAATATGACAAAAGTAATGGAAATAGCCAATCAATATAATTTAAGAGTTATAGAAGACGCATGTGAAGCACAAGGAGCAAGATGGAATGGAAAACCAGTAGGCAGTTTTGATATAGGATGTTTTAGCTTCTATAGAAATAAAATTATTCATGGTGAAGAAGGAGGCATTGTAGTAAGCAATGATACAGATTTATTAAAAATTGTAAAAGATATGAAATCAATGTCTTTTGGTGATAGTCATAATTATTTACATAATCAAATAGGATTCAATTATAGAATGACAAACTCTCAATCCTTATTAATATTAAAGAGTCTCGATAAAATTAAAAAAAATCTTAAACACAGAAATAAAATAGAAAAAATTTATAACAAATATTTGAACATTAAATTTCATCAACCTGATAGAAAAGTAGTATGGATATATGATATTAAAGTCCCATCTGATAAAAAAGATTCGTTAGTATCTTATTTAAATAGTATAGGAATTGCAGCACGACATAGTTTTAAACCAATGTCTCTTCAATATCCATTCAATAAAATTCCAGGCACTAAATCTTTGAAATATTCAAAAACAATTTGTTATTTGCCAGCCGGTGAAGATATTACTACAAAAGAAGCTAAACGAATAGCTTTACTAGTAAATGATTACTTAACATAAAAATTAGATAAAAAATGAAAAAAATATTAGCAGTTTTAGTAAATTATGGAGAAGAACAACTCAATTACTTAGAACAAGTAGTTCAAGAACTTAAATCCTTTAAAAAATATAATGTTACTATTATTGTAAATAGTAATATAAAACTTGATATATTAGGTATAGATCATGTTAATGTTGTTGAACTAGACGATTATCAGCTACTACCATTAACATGCAAACAAGTATTATGGCATTATCGAAATGATTTTGATATATTTTTATTTGGTGAAAATGATCATTTATTCAAAGAGCATCACATTGATAAGTATTTGGAATATATATCGATACTTCCAGAAAATAGAATTGCTGGATTAATTCAATATGAAGAAAATGAAACCGGTCGGTACTATCCTGCCTATCATGCACATTACGATTGGGATTATAATAGCGTAGAAGAATATGCAGGAAAAAAGTTTGCACATTTTACAAATATACATCAAGCAACTTTTATTATTACTAAAGAACAGCTACATAAAATAGGAGAAATGTATAATTTTACTCAGTTTTTTGGTCCATCACATTACAGTGTAAAATGTAAAGTTAATACTGATATATATCAATTTTGTGGAATGAAAAAAATGATTTGTATAAGTGATTTTGAAGATAATTTAATCCATCATTTGCCTAATGTATATATTAATGGTGATGATGGATATGTTAACAATGATGGTACAATAAGTAAACGAACAAAACAGCGATCTGAAGAATTAAGAATGACAAACGCTTTAAACAAATTATTATGATAAGAGTATTCCAACGACATTGCAATTTTTCAACCAACTCAGAACATAAACCTAGACCTAATTGGTTTAATAGAGAAAAAATATTTGACAATTTAATTTCAACGTTAGATGATAGAGTTGAATATATAGCATTTCATGATTCTGGGAATGGTGAAATTAAAGATCATTTTTTAAAAAATAAAAATGTAAATAAAACATCCAAAAAGGGAGGAAATGATGCTCAATCGTTTTTAAATTTACTTAATTATGTAAATGAACAAGATTATAATGATGAGGATATAATTTATTTTCTTGAAGATGATTATCTTCATCGTGATGGATGGATAGACATTTTATTAGAAGGATTTGAAATGATAGGAGCAGATTATTATACTTTATATGATCACCCAGATAAATATTTTTTACCAATGTATGAAAATTTACAATCAAAAATAATTGCTACAAAAAATGTTCATTGGAGAACAACTCCCTCAACAACTAATACATATGCTTGTAAATTTAGTACATTAAAAAAACATTTTGATATTCATGTTAAATATTGTGATTTAGTAGCTAAATGGACTAAAGATCATGATAAGTTTACAGAATTATGGAATATTGGATCTAATCTAGTTTCGTGTATTCCTGGTTATTCAACTCATGTTGAAGGTAATATGTTATCGCCTATAATCGATTGGAATAAAATATGATATCAGTAATAATACCAACATATAAATCACCTGAAATGTTAGATTTATGTTTAGAATCTGCAATAAAAGGACAAACAAAACAAAATCAAATTATAGTAGTAGTAGATGGTCATTATGATTTAAATAAAAAAGTTCTAGATAAATGGAAAGACAATATTGATGTTTTAAATTTAGAAACTAATCAAGGATTATGTCGAGGAACTAATTTAGGAGTATATAATGCAAAGTCAAATGAAATACTAATTGTAAATGATGACAATATATTTCCTAAAAATTGGGATGAAAAATTAAAATTTTGGAATTTGAAACCCAATCAATTAATTACACCTAATCAGATAGAACCATCTCCTTCAATGTTTCTTCAGTTTAATATAAAAGATTTAGGCAAAACTTATGAAGAATTAGATTTAAATAAATTTTGGGAATATGAGCAATCTATATCTCAAGAACAAATGGAAAATGCAGGATCAACTCTACCAATTTATATGAAAAAACAAGATTACCTAAGAATTGGTGGTTGGGATGAAAATTATGAATTAGGTATGGTTGCAGATTGGGATTTCTTTTTGAAATGTAATTTATCTAACATAGGATTAACAAGAATATATAATTGTCATTTTTATCATTTTGCATCAGTATCAGCAAATGGAGAAAAAAGACAACAAGCTGAATCCAATGGACATAACTATGCAAAATATAAATGGGGTAGTTATATAAAACACGATCCTTCAAATAATAAAAAATATATATAGTTTATAGTAGTACAACATATTTATTTAAAAAAGGTAAATATGTTATTAAAACAAGGATCTAGAGGATCAGAAGTTAAAAAATTACAAGAAGCTCTTGAATTATCTGCAGACGGTATATTTGGTGGAGGAACCAAATTAGCTGTAATGAAATTTCAATCAAAACATGGATTGACACCTGATGGTATAGTTGGACCTTCAACTTGGGAAGCTATAGGCATTGATACCGATCAAGATTCTTCAGCTGAAGAAACAGAATATACTACAAGAGATGGTTTAGTTATTGATAGAGAATATCTAGACAAAGATGAATATGTTAGAGATTATGGTAAAATAGAACCATTAGGATTCTTTTTACATCACACAGCTGGTTGGGACAATCCTTACAAAACTATTAGAGGTTGGAATAGAGATACAAGAGGTAGAGTAGCTACACAATATTGTATAGGCGGTACCAATGTAAAAGGTAATACTAAATATGATGGTGTAGTAGTAGAATGCTTTCCAAATAACTATTTAGGATGGCATTTAGGCAAAGTAGGTAAATTTGCTATATCTAAATTCTCCGGAGGTGTAGAATTAAATAATTTTGGTTATTTAAAAAAGAAAGATGGTAAGTATTATACTTATGTCAATACAGAAGTAAAACCAGAATATGTTTGTGATTTAGGATATAAATTTAGAGGACATCAATATTGGCACGCTTACTCCGACAAACAAATAGAAAGTTTAAGGTTATTATTATTACATCTTAAAGATATTTATCCTAAAATGGATTTAGAAAATGGACTACCTAAATTATTAAAATCAGGAGTTCATCCAAAAGACGCATTTGAATTTAATGAAGATGCATATTATGCAAGACAGTTTGGTTTATGGACACATACAAATGTTAGAAAAGACAAATTTGATTGTTTCCCTCAACCAGAACTAGTAGAAATGTTAAAAAATATATAAAAAAATAAAAAGTTGTATTATGAATAAGTTACTTCTAAAATTGAGAAGGAAAATTATGGCCTTTAGAGACATGTTTAAAGACGATAATGATATTAATGAAAAAAATGTAGTTGGATTTGCTGCATTTGCAGTAATGGTAATATTTGCAATTGCAGATATAGTTACTGGATATATGGGACAACCATTACATGTAAATGAATTTATTTATAATTCGTTTTTATGGATTACCTTAGGAAGTTTTGGTATTGCTGAAGCAGGTAAGATATTTGGCAAATCAGAAAGCATGGATGACGATCATGAAAATATTTAAATATCTATTAATCACATTATTTAGCCTTATTATATATAATAGTAATGCTCAAAATTTAACATTTGGTTGCACTGACACAGCAGCTGCCAATTATGATCCAAATGCAGACCAACCATTAGAAGGACTAGTCGAAGCATCATCATGTAATTTTATTTGGTTCCAAAATTATGTAGGAATTAATGAAACATTTTATAATAATTACAGTAGTGAATTTGCAGTTGGAACTAAAATTACATTTGCTGGACAAGAATATTGGATAGATGCTGTAGCATTTCATAGCAATTGTAATGCCGGAGTAGCTTTAGTATATATTGCTAATTCTCCTGGCCAGGCAGATGGCAATGAATGGACTATAGGTGGACAGCTTAACGGCCCTGTCTTTTCAGGATCTCCATGGAGCATAACAGAATGCTTTTACAACCCAGGATGTATGGATGAAGACTATGTAGAATTTGATCCAAATGCAGATTGGGATGATGGTAGTTGTCAAACTTTAAAAGTATATGGATGTACAAATCCTAATTCTAATAATTATAACCCATGGGCTAATACAGATGATGGTTCTTGTATATCAAATCTTGATTGTGGATTTGATTCTATAGAAATAAAAGTTACTATTAAATTAGATAATTGGCCTACAGAAACTAGTTGGTATTTACAACATACGAATCCAAATCAAAATTTAACAGATACAGTTTGGCATGCTCCTAGATTTACTTATAATTGGCAACAACAAGGACAAACAATTGTAACTAAATTTTGTGCACCAGCTGGTCCAAATCATTTATTACAATTTGTATTACAAGATTCATATGGTGACGGTATAAGAGGTTCTCAACCACCAAATAATAGTGGATTTTGTTTAGTTGAAAATATGTCTTGTCCAGATACTATATTTTATATGTCTGAAGGAGATGCAGATTTTGGTTATATAACTACTAGTGATCCAAATTATTGGAGTCAAAGAGAACAATATTGTGGCGGACCTCAAATAGACGGATGTACAGATCCAGCATATCAAGAATATGATTCATTAGCTACTAATGATGATGGTAGTTGTCAAAATCTTCATGTTTATGGATGTATGGATACTTCAGCAATTAATTATGATCCTAATCATACTTCGTGGGATAACATAGAGACTTGCGAATATAGAGTTATATTAGAGGATGATGGTGGGGATGGTTGGGGAGAAAGTTTTGTTGGAATCAAACAAGGAAATCAATTATGGGACTTTAGATTAGAACCTGGTACATATGTAGATACATTTTATTTAGATTTTATAGTAGAAGATGATCCAGGCCTACAAGATGAAGTTGAAATGTATTATTTTGAAATTGGTGACGGTCAACAAAATTCTCAACAAATAGATATTCAAACAATACAAAACTCAGTTAAAATAGAAAACGATTATGGTATTTTAATACATGAAGGAAATTTTCCATGGGCTAATGGCAATAAGCTAAAAAAGTTTAATACTGTATCGGATGTTTATACTGCAATACCATTTTGTGGGTATGAGTGTACTCCTAAGGTATATGGTTGTATGGACTCAACATCATTAAATTATAATCCAGACGCCAATGTTGATAATGGTACATGCATTCCTATCATATATGGATGTACTAATCCATTAGCATTTAATTATGATTCAACTGCAACGATCGATGACGGAAGTTGTGTTGCTGTAGTAAATGGGTGTATGGATCCAAATGCATGGAACTATAATTCAAATGCCAATATAGATGATGGAAGTTGTATTTATCTAGGATGTACAGATGTAATTGCATGTAACTATGATTCAATAGCAAACGTTGATAACGGCGGTTGTATGTATCCTGCTCAATATTATGATTGTTTTGGAGTATGTTTAGAAGATACAGATGGTGATGGTATTTGTGATTCATTAGAGATACCAGGATGTATGAATCCACTTTCACTTAATTATAATCCTAATGCAACTGATGATGATGGTTCATGTATACCTTATGTATATGGATGTACAGACTCTACCGCATTCAATTATAATCCTTTAGCAAACACCGATGATGGTTCATGTATTCCTATTGTAACGGGGTGTACAGACCCTACCATGTTCAACTATGACCCGAATGCTAATACAGATGATGGTAGTTGTATACCTATTGTATATGGTTGTACAGACCCTACTTCATTTAACTATAATCCTAATGCTAATACTGATAATGGATCCTGCGTTCCATACATTTACGGTTGTATGGATTCAACTTCATTGAACTATGATCCAAATGCAAATGTTGATAATGGTACATGTATACCAATTATTTATGGTTGTATGGATAATACAATGTTTAATTATGATTCAACTGCAACTGTTGATAATGGTTCATGTATACCATTTATTTATGGGTGTACTGATTCAACTGCATTTAACTATGACCCTCTAGCTAATACTGATAATGGGACTTGTATTCCTGTAATATATGGTTGTACAGATCCAAGTGCATTTAATTATAATCCTTTAGCTAATACAGAAGATTTTAGTTGTATACCTGTAGTTTACGGTTGTACAGATTCATTAGCTGTAAATTATGATCCTGCAGCAAATGTAGATAATGGTTCTTGTATAACTGCAGTTCCTGGATGTACAGACCCAAATGCTTATAATTATGATCCTAATGCAAACGTTCCTGACTCAGCTAGCTGTTTATATGATGCTGGTTGTATTACAGGTCCTGGTAATCCATATTGGTTAAATGATGATTGTTATGCTTGGGTCATTAGTATAGATCCATATTGTTGTACGGTAGGATGGGATGCTAATTGTCAAAATACATATGATTATTGTGCTGCTAATAGTGGATGGGTTGGCATTGATGATTTGGTATATGATGGAGCGGTAGCAATTTATCCAAACCCAACCACCGGAGAGATAAATGTAGTAAGTTCAAGATTTAAAAATATTCTTGTAACTATATATTCAGTTTCAGGTCAGATAGTTGTTAATGAAACAAATGATAATGTTATTGATATAAGTCACTTAGAAGATGGAGTTTATTTTAT